TGGTTGGCTGGCGAACCCAGCAGCGTCATGCGGTCATTGACCAGCGTGCCGAGCGTATACCCAGAAGTTCCTTGATAGGAAAACTCGCCCCATACCTCATCGTCCTGAATGACTGTCGTGCTGCCGACGCGGAACCCTTCAAGCGACAGCGTAATTGCGCTGGTGCCTTCGTGGTGCTTGTGAATCCACGGAGAAATATAGGGTGCATAGAACGAGCACGCAGCCGTCGTGGTAATCGCCCATGAATACTTGCTGCCGCTGGTGTTGTATTCAGCGCCGTCGCTTGCATAAATAGACGTGCTGACAACGGTTTGTCCAAACGGGTTGTAGTGTGCAAAGTGATAATGCTGGTCGCCGCTCGCGCAGTTGTATAGCGTCACATCGCATTCCGCAGGAATGTCAACAGACTGATCGGCCATGATTGTTACGCCAGCACCGAGCTTGCAGTTGCTGAAACTGAAATATCCGCCGCCGTTTGTCATTTGACCGACAAGCGTACCTGTTGCAGTGGCGAGGTTTGAATTTATTACGTCTACAGTTGCTGGTGCTATTTCGTCGTTGAAAAGCGTTGTCGGTGACGTTCCTTCAAGAATAAGACCGTCGATTACAATCTTTCCACCGCGTTTGTAAATTTGCTGTCCTGCGTTATTCAATTTAAGCGTGCAATTTTTCAACAGCACGCTCATTTCCTGAACGGCAGTGCCAGACCCCAATCTTAATGTTGATGCAACAGTGCCTGATAACCAGAATTTTACATTCTCGCAAATTGTGTGCTGTCCTGCTGTCCCGTTGGTGTTGATGTTGAATGTACTTGACCCGGCAACCCTTAACGTCAGCCCATAGATATAGCATTTGTATGCGCCTGCAATAGTGATGCGGCGCGATGTGGTGCTATTACCAATCCAAGCGGTCTCGCCCATCGTCGCAAGCGCGTCTGAATTGTCCTTATCAACGCAGATGACGGCAACGCTCGCGCCAAATGTGTAAGTTGTATCTGCGGCTAAAGCATTGTCTCCGGTATGGTCTTTATCGACCTTGATTACGTCACCGTTTGTGGTAGCGGCAGTCAGCGCAGTTTGCAGCGTGGTGGCGGCATTCGCCCATGTGTCATATGGGCTGGTATTGCTGCCGGTGTCACTGACGTAATACGTCGCCATCAGGCCGCTCCGACGATCTGTTCAAATTCCTGCTCGGCAAGTTGCACGTTTTGCTCGGCAACGCGGTTCTGCACCAGCGTTTGCACGTCGAACTCGGCCGGGGCAAAGAACGAGATCATGTATTGGCGTGCATCCTGATCGTACATCCTGAGAATGTTGTGGGTAGAGCCGTCTACCTGTACGGACTGTTCAAGCGTGTGATTTACGATAGGCATGGTCATTCCCCTACTGCGGATTGAACGGTGTTCGCTGCGGTGACGTAGTTCTGCATCTTCGTCTTAAGCGTATTCCACTGCGTCACGTTGAGGCCGAAAGCGGTGCGGCACTGTGCGTCGGTGATATCACCTGCGGCAATGCGTGCCAAAATGAACCGAGCAAGCTGCACAAGCCGATCACGTTCCGCGTTGCGGTATGCCTCGCGGAACCGAGATACGAACTCGGCTGCGGTCTGGTGTTTAAGCAATAGCGCCATCTATCCTCCTACGCTGTCCATGTGCGTGCCGGGAGCGGCACGCTGCGGTTGATTATTTTTAGATCCAAACATTCTATTAATCCACCGTAAAAATAGTGCCCATAGTGGCATCGCCACCAAAAGTAACAGTAAAAGTTTCGCCAGAAGCAAGATCTACGTTAGAACCATGATCCCAATAACAGATAAGATTATCTGAAGTAGCAGTATCATTATACAAACCGTAATAACGGAATGTTGGGACAGTACCAGTAGCTGTAATAGTAACAGCATCACCAGCAAAAGTACCCGTACCGGAAGCTTCAGTATATTGAGTGGTTACGGTTGGGGCAACACCACCAGAAATATTGGTATAGGCAATTTCAGTAATATCTGCTCGTACTGCATCTAGAGCAGCATCCGGTGCTGTTGCCATTAGAAATAGTTTATGGGTATCAGTATCCAAATTATGAATACCTTTACCCAGTTGTTCTTTAAAATCTTGGAATTTGACTAGAGTAGCCATACATTATTTCCTTTCTTTAAGAGTAAGACAGACTTGCTCTGTCATCCCATACATTATCAAAGTTATCGTTTCCATCAGCGTAGTCAAGAGTAAAGCTAGAACCTACATAACTAAGCCGAAAGATTCTCCAAGTAGGAGAAGAGGTAGCTGTCCCAAAGGAAGATTCTCCGATATATTGGACAGTTGTACTATCCCCATCGAACTTAACTTGCCTTCTAATTGGGATAGCTAGCCGTGTCATTTCATTGCCGCTAGAAGTTTGGCTTTACGCTCTGCAAGATCTTTTTCAAGGGCTTCAAGTTTTGCTGCTTTATTATCAAGGGCAATAACCTTGGTTGCTAGTTCTTTCTCAAGCGTAGTCAGATTAGCCATCTTTTCCTGCATGGTGGAATCCCGTTGGTTGAGATCTGCTTGCCTAGCGTTGAGCTTATCTTCCATTTCCTTAAGAGATTTCTTTTTAGCTTCGGCAGCTTGTACTGCTTTTTCCTTGATCGAAGTAGCCTCTTCTCTAGCTTCTACTAGAGCTTTCTCTGCATCTTCTTTGCTTTTCTTGATATTAACAGTGTACTCATTAACCTCTGAAAGCTTGACTACACTTTCAATTACCACAGTGTAGTCATCAATTAATTTTTGAAGTTCTTTAACTTTGGCTTCGTATTTAGTTGGATCTTTGACAATAGCCAAAACATCAAAGAAACTATCTAGTCCTTTAATAGCAGCCATAATTATCTAACTCCTTGGATTACAGTCATAGTGGCATTACCACTGGTCACTGTTGCATTAAGTCGAACAGCTCGACATGGGATAGTGATTGAACCAGCTTCATCAGCATTACCTGCCTCTAGTGGAGAAGGTGCTGCAATGGCAGTTGGTGTCACTGATGCATCGAATACATCATCAAGAGTCATTTCAACAACCCAAGTAAGCGATGCTCCAGCGGAAACATCGACTGCGATACCAAGGTTGAAAGGGGCTTGCCGGTAATCAACAGGAATCCATGCGGATGTGCCAGTTGCTGAAACGGTTACGCTAGTTGGGCGCATATTCTTTCCTTATAAAAAAAAAGAGACAGAACCTTGTAAATGAACTTGGATCTGTCTCTTTATGAAACGTAGTACTTGTTATTGGTATTACTGTTTATTACTCAGTAACTGCCTCATTTGGACCAGCAACAAAGTATCCAATGATTACATAGCCAGTACCACCTGCGGTGGACGAACCAACCGTATAGGTAGACAGAACCACTTTATCTGAATCAAGCTTGGTCATGACACCAGTACCAGCAGCAGTACCAGCATTGACCAAACCAACAGCAGTAGTAGCCATTGAGAAATCATTTAGAATACCGTCAGTATCACCAGTCCAACCAAGATCAAACGAACCAGCAGCGGTAGTTGCTGCCACGTCTTGGAAAACGTTAACACTAACAATCACTGCTCCTTTAGGCAGAACACACTTTTCAGTGGAACTGTCAGTACGGGCAATAGGAACAATCTTGGTTTGTAGACTGCGTGGCTTTGGGTAGCTGAGATTAATAGGCATTGCTATTCTCCCCTATTAAACGCCAACTGAGCCGTAGACGCAACGAGGATCAGTCCAACCAAATGAATAACGGGCAGTTGCCTTGAACTTGGCGTTTTCAGTGTCAAAATCATTGTCCATCTCGAACTGATCGCCACGACGTTCAAAATACTTAAGGCCATCAGTCACGTCAGTAACAATAGTCCACTGATCGCTGTCAACCAGATAGTGGTTAACTACAACTTCAGGAATAACACCCATTGTCTTGACTGCGTTCAGGTCGTTGTTATCAGTACCGACGCGACCATCAGAACCAAGAATACGTTTTGCTTCAAACATATTAGCTGGGGCGATAACGAGCTTCTTGGGTTTGGCAGCAATCAGAAGGCCACGATCATCACGGAAAGCTGCAATATCAATAACAGCTTGTTCCAGAGCAGCTTCACTGAGGTCAGCAGCAGTAGTAGGCATGTTGCTCCAAGTGCCACCAGCCACGTTTGGATGGGAAGCATTTAGAAGGGTAACACCATCGCCACCAGTATAACCAGCAGTAGTCGCACGGTTAAAGATGTTAGCTGCCACGATTTCCTTGGTTTGGCGCATGGAACGAGCAAGGGCCTTGGCCTTTTTCTGACCAACAACATCATATTGGTCATCTTCGTAGATTTCACGAGTAATGATAAAGCCAAGGGCATACACCACATGGTTGTACCGCGAAGTGAAACCTTGGCGCTCAGTGTCGTAGCTAATCTGGCCACCCTCACTCTTTACGGCAGCAAGGCCAAAAGAACTCAGACCAACATCTTCTTCATATGCACGGCTAGATTTGTTTGCTGCAAAACCAAGGGATTTCCATTCTTCTGGATAGTCATTATATGACTTACCATACCAAGCGTTAACGCCGGGCCATAGTGCCTTCGCAAACGAACTAGAAGTAATTACGCTCATTTATTATTCTCCTTTAATTAGATACCAGTAGTGCCAACAGAGCGGAATTGATGTCTGTTAAAAGCAACAATCAGTCTAGCTGAAGCACCAACTTCGTTGTTTGGTGCTTGTTTAAAACCACGAAGGTTAAAGTTGAGCGTAGAAGAGGCAGCTTCAGTAGCCATATCAATATAGGCAGGAGAAACTACAGTGGCAGAAGTTCTAGTACCGTTTGTATGAGATGCGTTAAGGCCAATGTCTGCAATTGCAGGAGTACCGTTGGCAGCCTCAACTTCCATAATCACATCAGGATCAGTGTTGACCAGAATATATCCAGTACTTAAAGCAGCAATTTGCTGTGAAGTTGGGCTATCAAGAGTAATAGCACCAGTAGTCATTTTGCTGTCTGGGATAAGTTTTGAGTTGACAATACCAACCACGATACCACATGGGACATCAGTAGCGCTACACAGGTCAGCGCCGGGAATACCAATAGCATCAGCAGTTGCGGCAAGTTTTACCACATCACCAACAAGAATTTCATCTGCTGCCGAAGCAACATAGTATAGATCAATGCGGCTTGAAGCAGGACTACCGTGTGCCGAACCGACAATAGTAAAGCCGTTAATACGAGAAGTATTAGCCATAATTTAAAACCTCCATGTAAAAGTTATTTCATTCCTACACAGAGGGAAAAACCGAAGTTATTCATTGGAGATTTTTAGTTTTCCATAGAACCCGGCATCCTTAGCTTCACGTTTAGTTTGGTTCTCAATCTCATCGACTTGAGCGGCTTTTGCTGCTTGGTCTTCATCATACCAATCTTGCTTTTGACGCATGACATAAGCCTTAACACCTTGACCAACTGAAACCTGAACAGGACTACCTTCTTGTGTAGGGTTAGCAATTCGTTTGTCACCAACACTTACATTCTTGTCAGTGACCATTTCATATCCAATCTCTTTCATTGATTGAATTCGATCGTCAATATCATTGACGATTCGGTATACATATCCGGGTTCTTTACCCCTAACACTTAAACGGTTGCGCGTACCATTAATAGGGGTACGCCGAGTTCTCTCTTTTTGAATAGCCATGTTAGGCTCCTCTCACTTTTTTAATCTCAGCAATGTATTCATCCTTCGTCATGATCCCTTGCCGAATAAAGGTGTTCATAACTTTTTTCTCCTCATCTGTGAGGGTAAAGGAATCTTGTGAGATCCCGTGTCTTGAGTTGCTTCCACCTTCTACAGAAGAAGGACGGAATTTGTTTTGATTCTGAAACTCTTCAGGATATAGTTTTTTAATTCTTGAAGTTACGTATTCCAGTACTTTTTGTGGACTAACTTCTGGGTTATTGTTAGCATAGGCTTGACCAATGGCATCTGCCTCTGCTTTCATTTCGTTATTATTCTTATACCATTTATTCTCAGAAACCCAAGATACAAAATCAGGATGAGATTCAGGAGCATCTTGAACTTGAACTTCCCCCTGCTTCATGGTCTTTTGAGTTTCCCTGAATTCAGCGATTTTTTCGTCAAGTTCGATGATTTTATCTACATCACCATTTTCATAGGCTGCTTTTTTCTGTGACTTTAGGTAATCAATTGCACGTTTAAACTCAGTTTCCTTGACCTTGGCATGATGCTCAGAAAGCATCTTAATGGTCTTTTCAGATTCCTTTAGTTTCTTACCAAGAGATTCGATTCGATCAATTAACTCTCCTTTAGCAACAAAAGTCTCTGCGCTAACCCATTTAGCTGGATCACCCTCATATTCTTCTTTTGGTTTCCAGCCATGTTCTCTGGCACGATCCTCAATAGACGGGCCACTAGGAGCAGATGATTCAGTTGTCTGTTGTTCTGCGCTAGCAGAAACTGATTCGTTTGGAATTGTATTCTCTAAAGCCATCTTAGGCGTCCTCTTTAATAATTGCTACAATGTCTTCATCATTGAGAAGAACTAGGTCTTCTCCATTTTCATCTTTAATAAACTTACCTGCGTACTTTGCAAAGTAAACCTTATCCCCTACTTGTGGTAGAACACTACCACCAAAGTCTCGTGCAAAGGTATCTCCAATGGCAATAATAGTTCCTTCTTCAGTACCTGCCTGCTCTTTACGAGTAGTTGTATCTGGGATAATAATGCCAGAGTCAGTTACTTTTTCTACTGGTTTTGGTTTAACTAAAACCCGATGCAAAAAAGGAATAATTGTCATTCGACATCCTCTACTCTAAATTCAGTCATCTCACGGTAAGCATGAATAAATCCACGAAGGAAGTTATTCATTTCAATATCAGTACCGGCAGTAACGGCTAGTTGTTCTTTAGCCTCTTCTACTCTTTCCTGACATGCTTCGTAAAACGCTTGGGTAATTGGTTCATTTTTCCAAAGAATAAAATCTTCACTAGTAATCACTGTTTAGTAGGCTCCTTACCTTTACTCTTGCTTGCTTCTGCTTTGGTCTGCATATTTAGCATATGCTGCTCTGCTTTTTGCTGCATTCCCATTCTGTGGTTATCACTGGCTTCTCTTGCCTTTAAGATTGCCTCGAGTTTTTTATACTCAATATCAATTGCTTTCATTTGTCTTTGAAGAGCAGCTTTCTCTTCTTCAGATGTAATTTGAATTTGGGCTTTGGCATTTTCGACAGCAATCTTATGCTGTGCTTGAGTCTGTGCAAGTTGCATCTTCAGCTGAGATTCAGCTTGCTTCATTTCCATTTCCTGTTGCTTCTGTTGGGCAGTAGGATCAGGGGGAGGCTGCTGGATTACAAACTGTTCTGCATTTGGAATCTCAAATGCTTTTAGCAAGTAGTTAGTTACCTGCATTGAATCAAGAGTACCCAATGACATTACTTGCATTAGGTTTTGTGCCTTAGTTAGCTTCTCTTGTGCAGCAGTTGCCTGTGGATCGGCAGCAGGTACAATTGCATTATCTGGACCAGCGTAGTCACTCTGTTCAATCTGAATTCCAAGAAAGTTGATATATTCTTGGTTATCAAGATAACGTTTATTTAAATTATACAGCTTTCTGTACTCTTTTGTCAAGGCCCTGAACACCCTTTTGTACACAGCAGTAAAAACTTTCATGCCTTGCTCAATTGAAGCCATGGTAGTTGTAGCTGGGGTATTCTGTCCGGGCATCTTACCAACAAAGATCTCAGCAACCGAAGCAAGTTCCTTTCCTGACTGGAGAAGGAACTGTAGAAGCTGGAATAAGACTGGGCTAGGCTCTTTAGTTGGGAGAGGGAAGATTTGCTTCTTGATGTCATCACCAGTGGCGTTGACTGTTTTCCACTCACCCGGAGAGAAAGTACTCTCTCCCATCTTGATTCTAAGTCCCTTACCAATAAAACCAGCTTGTAGGTTGTTAATGGTTCCAGCATCAATCAGTTGGTTTACCAGCGTATCTGCGCTGGCATTGATGGAACCAAGTAGTCTACCAAAGCCAATATCGTAGAAACCACCATCAGGGTTAGGGATAAAGGGAAACTTGGTATAGTATTCTTCTGGGATAATCTCAATGACTTTTTGCTTTTCATCTACGATGACACCATCCTGCCAGAATCTAGGGGCAATACGAAGTACCTCCTTTGATTCCTTTTCGATAAGCACAACATATGGTTCTGCGTAGCCATCTCCATCAAGATCAATATAGTTGTGCTGTTCAAGAAGAACATATGGGGTAGTGGAGTCTTGTTGTGGCTCAGTCAGACCGTTTCTTAGGGCTTTTTCCTTGTCTTCGTCAGAGAGGATTGGATCTGGGAGCTTAACATCCCTGAAAATGCCCTTTAGCT